CTACTTCAACGTTAGTTTGGAACTTGTAGTCGATACCAGAACGTGCAGATGCCTGTTCCATAAAGTCAAATTGTTTCTGAATTTGTTGACCAACAAGTTTTTGTACAAAACCAGATGCATCATCACGTAGTGTTAATGTAACGGTTTCGAATGAGTACTTACCTGCTAGGTATACTTTTGAGTTGTAAACATCTAGTGTCATTTCTTCAAAAGATACTTTAGGTCTTGTAACGTCTTGAACCTGCTTAGTTAATTCTACGCTAGATTCAACACCGAAACCAAGTAATGTTACTCTAAAGCGATACTTTAGTTTTGGCATTAGCAACGCTGTGTTGCTGTTTGCACCTGATGGTGGAATAGAAAATCTATTCAGTGATGATAGTGCCATTTTTAAATCTCTCCTGTGTTCTTAACACGCAATGGAATGTAAATGAACTCAACTGCTTTCACTGGTTCAATTGCGATATCAACATAAAGTTCGTTACGATCGATTCTTGATGGTGTGTTATTACTTTCATCACAAACCACCGCAAAGTCGTATAGTGCTCTTAAGCCTACTAATTCAAGCAATAAACTTTCTACTGCGCCTTTAATTTCGTCTCTAGTGATTTTATCATTAGGTTCAAAAATGTATGGACGAGCTAGTTTGTTTAATTGGCTTCTCAGGTATACAACTAAACGTGCTACGTTAATTCTATCTAGTGCAGAAGCATTCTTTGCTCTTGTTTTTTGACCAAATGCTACGTGTCCTACGCCAACAAAGAATGGAATTGGATTAATCTTTAGGTCATAAAGAACATCTCTCATACCTTCGTTTAGGAATACGGTTTGGAATTCTCCTGATACAGAATCAATGTAACCAACTGATGTTGCATTAGTAATACCGCCACGTCTTGTACCTGCTGGTGCAAACCATGGATAAGAAACTTGATCGCTTAGTGCAATTGTCTTAAGCATCATGTGTGTTGCAGGAACAACTGCATTAACACCACTTAAGTCTGTTGTAAATCCATTTGGATACCACATTGCAGAATATTCATCATAAGTTACAACACCTGCATCACCGTTGTCGGTTACTGCGTTTGCGTTTGTACCCCAATTAATAAGTTCTGTTGCGTTGCTCTTTAAGCGGAATGGAGTATCTGCAAGAACAAATGCTGTCATGCCACGATCAATGTTTAGGTTAACTAGGTTGCTGTACACTTCTGAATATCCAGGTGCAGCAATTAAGTTAAAGTTTCTGCGCTCTTCATCGCGGATTTCTGAACTTGTATCAATTACACTCTTAAGTGCTTGAACAACAACTTTACGTTGTGCCTTGCGACCAAATGTACCAGAACCGTCTTCGTTATTACCAGATGCTGTTGTCCAACGATCTGTTACGTATAGTTCCATGCTTACATTGCCCATGCGTCCGTTGTCTGCTGTGACATCGATGTAACTATTTCTATATTGTTTTACGTTACCGCCAGAACGACGTAGGTTCCATAGCAACATGCCTTTTGGATATAGTGCTGGATCTGGAGCGTCAAAGTCTAAGAAGTCACTGCTTAATAAATCAACAATTGTTGATGCTGCAAGAGTTGGACTTACAGATGTGTCGCCGCCGCTAGTTGCCCAACGTGCATCAGCAAATACAATTCCTTCTTCTGAAACTTGATCAGTCTTGTCAACTAAAACCCACTTATCGGTAATACCGCCTTGAATGTCATCATTAAAGCGATAAATTGTTGGGAAGTTTTCCATATCAGCTGTGCTGATCCACAAATCGTTAGTTACAAGAGATGTTACACCGTCTTGTTGTGTTGTTGGCATACTTGCACCTACATACGGACCTGCTGGATCTGTTGAAGCAAATACGTTTTTGTAACCTTTCCATGTAGAACCATTGTGAACCATGATGTCAACATCGCTATAAACGTTGTTAAACCATAATTGGCCGTCTTCTGCTTCATTTAATGGAGCATCGCCACTTGCTGTAAATCCAGCAGTTGCTAGTGGTTGCCAGTAAGTTGCTAGATAACCGTCAGCTGCGCCAGGTGCTGCTGAGCTTAAATCTAACACATAAGCAGATGCACTGAATAATGTTGCAAATGCTGTGCTTGATGTATCTTTAAATCTAATTTCGCCGCCAGCTTTGTGTTTGATTACTAACTGGTTGTCTGCTGAAACACTTGCTTCAACATTGTTTGTAATTTCAACTAAGCCAGTTGAGTCATAAAATGTTAATGCGTTAATTGCTGCTGCAATTGTTTCTGCATCAGTGCTGTCGCCTGCTGCTGTAAATGTAACGGTAGCTGCTGTACTTAGAGCTGCATCACCTACAACAGATTGTTTAATTGTAAATGTCTTAGCACCACTTAGTGTTCCATTAGTAATTACTTTAGAAGTAATTGTTGTTGCACCTTTAACAGCACGTCTCCAAATTTTAAATTTAGAAGTTTCTAATGTAGTGTCAGTTGACGGAGTACCGTTTGGTGTTGAATAACTAAATTCTTCGTCGCTGTTAAATTGAACAAATAAAGAATCTTTGTCAATTGCTAAACCGCCATTTGAGCGATCTAAATAATAATCTGCGGAATGTGTTGTTCCATAGATTGGAGCAGAAATTGCTGTCCATGCTTGTGTAGCTGAACTATATTTCTTAACTCTCCAACGAGCACCATTTCCTGGCTCTGTAGTTTTAATCCATACAGAACCTGTTGGATATCCTTGTTTTGTTGAAGGATTATCTGTTCTCTTAAATGTTGGAACAGAAGTGTGTGGAGCGTGAACTAGTTTTGGTTGTAGGTATGTACCTGTTGCAATTCCTAGATCAGTTAGAACGGTTCCCGAACCTGTTGCAATTACAATAGCACCACTTAGTGTTGAATCGCCTGCTGTATCTGTAGAACCATCTGAGTATAGATATAATCTGCTGTTTGCTACTTTAGCACTCACACCAGTAATGCCTAAGCCGTTAATATAACTTGCTGTTGCTGATAATCTTGCACTTACGCTGCCGCCTGATTGAACTGCAACTGATGTTCCATTGATTAAGAATGTATCTGCTGCTGTTAACGCTGTCACGGCGCCACCGCTAACGGTTGGCCAACTTGCTGCCCAGTCATTGCTGCCTACTAAAACCCAGCTACCGGCTGTTACACCAGCACCGCTGTTTCCAGGAGTCTTAAAGTATACTGCTGCTGGACCTGTTGATACTGCAACTACGGCATAATCTCCAATAGAACCAACTGATGCTAAAGGAACATCTGAACCGTCTAATTTTGATGTATCGTCATCGGATAAAACAATTGGAGTTTTTGCGGCAAACTTTTGTCCACCGTTTGGAACGGTTGCGCTGTTCCATTCTTGAATACCCCATGTTGTATTTTGTGTGTCTAGCCACCATGCGCCGTCTGTTGGATTTGCTCCCGGGGCGTCTGCTGTTGCTTCTAGTTGATCAAGATCTATGTCTGCTCTTACAATGAAAGCTGCGTTCGATGCGCTTAGATAGCTATATGCTGCTAGTAGACCGTATTCGTTACGCTCTCCGCCATGGATTGGTGATCCACTGGCTGTCTTTTCAAAGAACGGAACACCAAATGTATCTACCAAATCTTTCTGGCTTGTCATCTTATAAGCCTTACCAGCATTTGCTTTTAATGTTCCAGCAGCGGTGCCTGTGCCTGCTGCATTTGTTTTATTCTGTCCTGTGGCCACAACGATAAGCGGAGTTGTACCTGGTTCTGCAGGTGTGTAAAAACTCTCGTCAATTACCGTTACTTGTACGCCTGGTGATGTTAGTGCCATTCCCTATTCTCCTGGTAATAGTTTTACTCAAAGTATTTAGCGGTAAAAGGTAAAAATACCTTCTTATAACATCAGAAAAAGGGGAAGAAAAGGTGTAAATATTTTTATGAGACCACTTTGTAAGGCCTGTAATGAACGGCCTAGAGCATTAAATTATTATAAAGGTAAAAAACCTTATTATAGAACGCTCTGCGAAGCGTGTCTAGCTCACGGGTCTAAAGCACATATACCTCGTTGGAAACGTGCTGGATACAAAATGAAATCGCAATGCGAAAAATGCGGATTTAAAAGTCCGCATTCTGAAGTATTTAGAGTATTTCACGTAGACGGCAATTTAGATAACTGCCGTCCTAGTAATCTAAAAACAATATGTTGTAATTGTTCTCAAGTTTTAAGCAAAGAGGGCATTACTTGGCGTCAAGGAGATTTGGTCTCTGACTACTAATTCTGTCTGCTTAAATAGATCATCGATAGTTCCGTTATTATCTATAAAATGATCAAATTCTGTTCCTACCCATGCAGTTTCACTAGCATGAATTTTACGCATTTTTAATTCTTGGAACGCCCAGTTATGTCCTTGATTAGCGGCTAACGCTATATCATACCATTCGGGAAGTTCTCCTCTGCGTACCCATACAATTTTACCACCCGCATTTCTAATACTGCTAA